CTAGAAAAATCAAAATCTTTTCTGAAGTATTCTTTTATTGAATTAATATTTGTAGAATTCAAAAATTTTCTTCCATATTTTATATATTTATTATTTTGAATAACTTTTTCTTTGCAATAATTGTATAAAGTTTCATACCATGTTAATTTTTCAGGATTTGTACTTTCATCATAAATATCCATATTATTATCTATTTCATTTTTAATTTCTTTATTTAATTTTCCCATATATCTAGCAGCTAATATAGCTAGAATTTTTGCATAATGCATATCTATCTCAATTTTCCATTCTTCTCTTGCTTTATTTATTATTGAAATTGTGGCATTTTTAATCATATTCATTTTAATTGAAATACCTCTATACATAGTTAAGACATCATTAAATTTATCTTTAGTTATTTTTAATTGTACATTATATTTCATAAATCTCCTTAATCTTTCAACTTCTGTTTTATCATCATTGTTTTTAATCTTTAAATCTTTTAAAAAACAAATTTCATCTTTTAAGAAATAAAATCCTTTGAAATAAATTGCATCATCCCAAGTTTCATAAATTTCTTCAATTTTATTAGCACCATAACCATCTATCCATCTATTCAATTGATTATATATATAATTATCAAAATTATCAGGTTCTTGTTTAATTATTTTAATTTCTCCAATTTTAGTTGTTTCATCAATATAATTATTATTTTTAATTTCTTCTTTAATTAGTGGTTTATCATTTATATAAGTATGATTTCTGGTTTGAAAAATATTTAATTTTTGATTGTTAAATGTTATTCGTACTGTAGCATAACAAAATTCTTCACAAATATCTATAATATTCATAAAATCAACATTAACTCCTATTTGTTTTTCAGCATCTTTAGTTATTTTCTTTTTCTTAAATAATTTTTCAACAAATTGTTTATCAATTACAATATTATTAATTCTTGCATGGGGATGAGAGTAAGCTTGCTCATTACCATCTGGCTTATAAGTTATTACGCCATCTTTAATAATTTTCAAATCAAACAATTTACATGATTTATTAATATCATCATTTTTATAAATATTAAAAGTATGATAAAAAACAAAATTTTCTATTTCATGATAATCTTCAATATATTTATCTATAATATCTTCATATAATCTTGGTAAATAGTATAAAACATCTGTTGAATGAAAAACTATTTTGTCACTTAAGAATAAACCTTCATTATCTAAATCATCAATTCTAAATCGTCTTTTAATAATTAAGCTATCATTCTTTAAAGTCTCAGTTAAATATTTATTTACTCTAACTTTGTCATAATAATCATTATCTTCATATCCATTAAAATATAATCCAGGAAAATCATCAAATCTTTTCAAATTTTCTCCTAATCCAATAAATTGATATCCTCCATAGTTCATATTAATTTCATTTTTAACAAATTTTTCTTCTATTGCTCTTAATTTTCCTAAAATATCATGTCTATTAGTTATTTTATCATCTATTTTAGAATTAAGTCTGCTATATTCTTTAATTGCAAGAAGTTCTTCGCTAGTATTTATTTTATTATTCAATTGAGTATTTGTAATATTTAAACCATAACTGATTACTCTAGTAAAATTATCTTTAGATATAAATTTAATTAATTTTGATGATGGATAGACTTTAATATAACCTTCACCATATTTTTTAAAACATTTCATTACTGAATTTCCAATTAATTTTGCTTCATCTTTCTCATGTCTAATTATTTTACAACATTGTGTCATTAAATAATCATCTGAATCTTCACCATTTGTTCTAATATATAAAGTTTTGTTATCATCGAATTCATGATCAATATCGACATTTTCTTTATTTATGTAATTAAATTGATGTAAATTATATTTATCTTTAAATTCTTCAGTATATTCTTTAATATATTCCTTATCATTCATAATAAAATTTTTAATAACAGGTACATTTAAATGATTGTAGTATCTTCCTTTCTTAATATAGAACTCAACATTTTTGCTTTTATCAAACTTCTTTTTGAAATCATTATTTTTATTAATATTTGATCCTTGATGCATTCCTCCTTTTAATCCATTAATATAATATATATCATCATATACTCTATAATTTTTATAAAAG